CACTGGCGTATCAGAAGAGGCCCAGCACCGAGCCAGAGGCTCAAGCGCTTGGAGAGGTGCATTGGATATTGAGGTGAGCGTGAAGCCCGGCAACTTAGGCAAGCCGATTGAAGTGTTGCAACGCAAGATGAAAGACGCGGAAGAAAGCCCAAGCAGATTCTTTGATCTATTGAAGGTTGATATAAAGGGCTGGAAGGATGAGGACAACGAGCAGGTATCAAGCGTTGTCTTAAATGAGGTATCAGCACCAACTAAGGTAAACAAAAAAACATCTAAGGTTGAGGAAAACCGTAAGCGGTTCGAGCTTGCTTGGCACGCATCACATCGTGAACGAGATAAGCACAATAGGCCACACGTTACGAGAAGTGGGCTGATAGATTACTTGATTGGGCCTCACATCGGGATGAGCGAGGCTTACGCAAAAAGACAGCTACAGCCAACATCAAATACGTTCATTGGGATACTAATTAATGCCGGATATATTGCTCCGTTTGAGCGCGGATGGTCGGTAATCAATGACGGTTGTATCATCGATTTTGGTGAAAACGGATAAAATGAGGAAAATCAAATACTTATGCAAAAACGGATAAAACGGATAACAACGGATAAAAAAAGTTTATCCGTTGAGATTGTATATAAATCAATGACTTACGAGAAAACGGATATCCGAAACGGATAAAAATGGGGCAGAGTCAGATAACGGACAGACACGGATAAAAGTCTTGTAAAGACTTTATCCTGTCCGTTTTATCTGCGTTATAATCTGAGCTGTGGATAACTTACTGGAGTTATAAATGAGTGAAGAAGTAAAGATGGGAAGGCCAACTGATTATACCGATGAGTTGGTGGATAGAATTTGTGAAGAGATCGCGGCTGGCAGGTCTTTGAATAAAATTTGTCAGGAAGAGGATTGGTGCCCATCGAAGAACACGTTTTATCGTTGGATGTACAGACATCCAGACATTCGTGACAAGTACGCGCGCGCAAAGAATGCGCAGCAAGAGTTTGCGGCTGAAGATATCTTGGAGATCGCTTACGACGCAACGCCTGAGACTTACAACGTGGCTCGATTGAAGGTCGACGCGCACAAATGGGTCGCATCAAAGCTATTGCCCAAACGATATGGCGAGAAACAGCAGCTCGAACACACTGGCGAGTCTGGTGGGCCGTTGATCATCAAGTGGAAGGATAGCGAATAAGGTTTATGTCTGCGATAGAGATCCCGTACCATCCTCGGAGAGTAATGCTCCCGTTTCACAATCGAACCCAGAGATTTGCCTGTTTGGTGGCCCATCGAAGGTGCGGTAAAACAGTCGCAGCAATTAATGACCTGATCCGTGATGCGCTGACGATCCAGCGCCAGAATGTACGGGTTGCTTATATTTCGCCAACTTATCGGCAATCTAAGGCTGTGGCGTGGGATTACTGCAAAGAGTTTACGCAAGGCATCCCGGGAATCAAAGTCAATGAGTCTGAGCTTCGGATAGATTTTCCCAATGGCGCTCGAATTAGGCTGTTTGGGGCTGAAACCGCAGATTCTATGCGAGGTCTGTACTTTGACTCAGTTGTGCTGGACGAGCCAGCCGACTTCCCGGCTAACGCTTGGTCAACAGTCATTCGACCTGCAATCGCTGATCGTCAGGGCCGGGCCACGTTTATCGGAACTCCAAAAGGCAAAAACGAATTCTGGGAAATATACGACGCTGCGAGCAGAGACAGTAGCTGGTATACCGCGATGCACAAAGCCAGCGAGACAAGTTTGTTGCCGCAAGAGGAATTGGACGCGGCGCTCAAGACAATGGGCGAGGATCGTTACGAGCAAGAGTTTGAGTGTAGCTTCGAGGCTGCCATCGCTGGTTCGTATTACGGAACTGAGATGAAACGCGCAACCGAAGAGAACAGGCTCACAACAGTTCCTTACGATAAATCACTTGGAGTTGTCACTGCATGGGACTTGGGCGTTGGTGACTCGACATCGATATGGTTCGCGCAGTATGTCGGCGCTGAAGTTAGGCTGATCGACTACTACGAATCATCTGGCGTTGGCCTCGATCATTACGCTAACGTGTTGCAAGATAAGAATTATGTTTACGAATCTCATATATTGCCTCATGATGTGCAGGTCAAAGAGTTGGGAACGGGCAAATCTAGGCTTGAGACGTTAGATAATCTTGGAATTAGACCTGTAGAAATAGCACCGAAGCTCAACGTTGATGACGGCATTCAGGCGGTACGATCCATGCTGGATCGTTGCTGGTTTGATGAGAAGAAGTGCAATCGAGGGATCGAGGCATTGAGACAGTATCAGCGAGACTACGACGAGAAGGGCAGAACGTGGCGAGGCAGACCGAGGCACGACTGGACTTCGCATGGCGCTGACGCGATGAGATACTTAGCAGTCGGCTATCGACCAATGAAGTCTAGTTGGGGCGAGCCGATCAGAAGAAATCTAAAGGGAATAGCGTAGTGGCTAAAATAAAAGGAATACTTTCTGCTGTAGATGAAGCAATTAAAAAAAATAGGTCTACTATAAGAGGATCTAAAAGAAAATCGTTTCCCGGAGTTTATGATGATCCAAGGTTAATAGCTGAAAAAGCATCATTAAGGTCTGCAGAAGAAACTAATGCAATGAAGGAGCTTTTTGGCGTTACTAGGGATGAATTGTACGAACTAACAAAACAAACAAGAGGTCTTGGATCTGAATCAGTTTTTCAGCCTCCTCTTAAATCAAGAGGATCTGACGCAGCAAAAGCTGTAATGCAAAATCAAAATAAACAGAGATTAATAGATATTCTTTCTGAGGCAGGCAAATACGAAGGAATATATAAAGGCATGGATTCTTGGTACAACTTAGATCCAATGTACAAAATAATGGTTGATTTGTTTGGCGAAGAAGAAGCAAAGAAAAGATTTTTACAATTAAATTCTTTAAGCGGAATGTCAAGTCCAATGGCAGATGTTGTTACAGAAACAGGTAGAGGAACTGCTGCAAATTGGCTATTAAATTCAGGAAAATTTGATGACTTTGTTAAGTATGGCGGACAAGTTAAAGGTAGGCCAGAATATATGGGAGATTTTCCGGGACATTTAGCGCATAAAACTGCTCAATTGCCAGCTATGACTAAGTATGCTGAATCAGGAAAAGTTGAGATGGGATCTCCAAAGGTTCCTGTATATATAAACGCATCAACTCCAGAATCTCTCGGAGGCTCTTGGAGAGTTCCTGTTGGTGATGCTCATTGGTCTAGGGCTGTTGGCCTTGCTGACACTAGGCCAGCAATTAAATCCAGAGCGGTTCCAGATCAATCTGTTTCTGCGTCAGAATTAGCAGACTTAACTCCTTGGTGGAAAGAAATATCTGACGCGGTTGGTATAGAACCTGTACCAGCACAAGCAAGGCTTTGGGGGACTGCCAGTCACGCAACAGGAGTTAAATCTCCAATTGGCGCATCAAAGCTAGAAATAATATCAAATAAAATAATGGATCAAGCCAAAAAAAGAAATATTGATCCAAAGTTATTTAGAGATTATGTATTAGCTGGTGGCGATGTTAAAAAACTAGGATTAGGAGCAGCTACAACTGGATTGTTGGCTGGAGTTCCTGCATTTGCGAAAGATGATTTAGAAAATGATGTTACATCATTAATTTCTGGAACCAATGTGTCAAACAAAGGCGCTCCAAAAGGAAGTTTAAAAGAGGCTGCGCTATCTATTTTGAGAGGATTGCCGTTAGGAGTTATGGACACATTCGCCTTACTAGGGAAAGTATCTGATTATAGTTTCGGCACAGATAACTCAAAAAATATGGAAGAATTTAATAGAAAAATGATTCCAGATTATGACGCAAAATATTTAACGGATGAACAAAAGAAATTTTACGAAACTATTGGATCATTTTTGTCGCCTTTGTGATAATGAATTTTAATTTTTAGGAGAAAACGATGGATCGCATGAAAATGCAGGGATTACTTGGAATGGCAGGGCAACCGCAACAATTGCAACAAGCACAACAAATGCAACAGTTGCCACAAAGGTACACATACGAAAATTTAATGAGATTGCCATCTGGGGAAATGGTTATTCAATATATGGCTAACCACACTGGATTGCCTTATGAAGAAGTTGTTAATCAAATGAGAATGGGCAATATCCCAGAAGAAGGCATGAAGATGCTTTTTGATCAAGCATTTAAGATTATGTCTGGAGATGAAGCAATGAAGCGTTATTTTGATAACCAGCAAAGATAACCATGACAATCACAAACTACTCAACTCTACAGTCAACGGTCGGTGATTTCTTAAACCGTAGCGATCTGACCAGCGTGATCCCGGTGTTCATTCAGTTGGCCGAGGCGCAAATGAACCGCGATATTAGGCATTGGAGGCAACAACGTAGAGTATCGTCTACAGCAGACGAGCGTTATGAGGATTTGCCAGTAGATTTTCTTGAAGCGGTTCAATTTTATATTGATACTGCAAATGGTGAAAAAACGCTTGAATTTGCGTCAATGGCTGAAATAAGTCGCAGAGAGTTAAAAACTGCTGGTTCATCTGGTGAGCCTGAAATTTATACTTTAAATTCTGCTCAAATTAAGTTTTTCCCAGCGCCAGATACTGCTTATGATTTTAGCATGATCTATTATGCAAAAACTCCGGCGCTCAGTGATTTAAACACTACCAATTGGATTATTACGCATCATCCAGACGCATATTTATATGGAACGTTATTGCATTCTGCGCCATACTTGGCCGAAGATTCACGAATAGCAATTTGGGCGCAAATGTACGCTGCTGCTGTAAAAAATATTAATGATGAATCAGAGTCCTCTATATATTCAGGAAGTAGACTTGTTTTAAGGAATAGATAATGAGTACAGAATGGACGCAAGAAGCGGGGATGACGGGAGATCCTGACGTAGATAACGTTCAGGATCTTGCAGAATCAGCTTCAACATCAGCAACATCTGCTGCTAACTCAGCAACTTCTGCGTCAAACAGTGCGACTGCCGCAGCAAACTCAGCTACCAGCGCAGCCAGTTCAGCTTCTGGGGCATCTACCAGCGCAAGCAATGCATCAACTTCTGCCTCAAATGCTGCGTCAAGCGCCACATCAGCAGGATCAAGTGCAACGTCAGCAACTAGCAGCAAAAATGCTGCTGCCGCCAGCGAAACCGCAGCCGCAGCAAGCGAGACAGCGGCCGCAGCAAGTGAGACGGCTGCTGCATCATCTGAGACAAACGCTGCTTCATCTGCCTCGTCTGCCTCATCGAGCGCTTCATCAGCTTCATCTAGCGCGTCTACTGCTACTACCAAAGCTAGTGAGGCAAGCACTTCTGCTACAAACGCAGCAAATTCTGCTACTTCGGCTTCAACATCAGCCTCTACCGCAACAACTCAAGCTAGTAACGCATCTACATCTGCCACTGCTGCAGCAAGCTCTGCAAGTGCTGCTTCTACTTCAGCATCAAATGCTTCAACGTCAGAGACAAATGCTGCTACTTCAGCAAGCAATGCTTCAACGTCTGCAAGCAATGCTTCTACTTCAGAAACCAATGCAGCAAACTCAGCTACATCTGCAGCTAATTCTGCAACGTCTGCTGCTGCATCTTATGACTCTTTTGATGATAGGTATTTAGGTGCTAAATCTTCTGCGCCTACAGTAGATAATGATGGTGATGCTTTACTGACTGGTGCATTATATTACAACACAACGGCAGGCCAGTTATATATCTGGGACGGATCAATATGGGATGATGCTGCTTTTTCTGCTTCAGGTTCTGTAACTTCTTTTAATACTAGAACAGGTGCAGTTACTTTAACTTCTAGTGATGTTAATACTGCTTTAGGTTCTGACGCTGTTTTAGATTCAGACATTGGATCAACAGTACAAGCATATTCATCTGTTCTACAAAATACTACAGCTTCCTATACTACTGCTGAAGAAACTAAGTTAGCTGGTATTGAGACTGGCGCTACAGCAGATCAAACTGCTGGTGAAATTAAAACTGCATACGAAAGCAATGCAGATACTAATGCGTTTACTGATGCAGAACAAACAAAACTATCTGGTATTGAAGCATTAGCTGACGTAACAGACACAACTAACGTAACTGCTGCTGGTGCTGTGATGGATTCAGAGCTAACCAGTGAGGCATCTGTTAAGGCACTCAATCAAGGCGTAGCTACTACTGACTCTCCATCGTTTGCTGGTTTAACAGTAGACACTAATACGCTCTATGTAGACTCTACAAACAACAGAGTTGGTATTGGTACGAATAGTCCTAGCCGTTCATTAATGGTTAGAAGAACAGCAGGTTCTCAGGCAAGTGGTGAAATATATGCCGATGATGGCACACAATGGTATCAGTTTAATTCTAATAGCGGTGGTGGTAATTACAATCCATTGGTAAGTGCTGGCGACCACACATTCATATATAGTAATGGCACACAAAATACTGGCAGTCTTGTAATAGGACCATGGTCATCATCAGCAATAGGTATGCGCATTGACTCCAGTGGTAACGTAGGTATTGGTACGAGTAATCCAACATTTACTTTAGATGTTTCAGGTAGCACTAATACATTTAGGGTTAAAGCAACTTCTCCTTTAATTCGTTTAGAAGATTCCGATGATGGCGCATATCACACTCTGATTGGCTCCTCTGATGACTTTTATATAAGCGCAGATGCTGGCAATACTGGTGCGGGCAATATGATATTCCGTAATGGTGGCTCTACAGAACGCATGCGCATCGACTCCTCTGGTAACGTTGGTATTGGTACTAGTTCGCCGGGAGAAAAGTTGAATGTTAGCACTGGTAGTTCTGAATACGCTATCCAATGGAACAGCACCGGCAGCAACAACTGGGTTTTAGGTTCTTCTTCAAACCGTGCATACATTGTAAATAAAAGCACACCGCTTGAAGTTTTAACCATTCTTAATGGCGGTAATATTGGTATTGGTACGAGTAGTCCTGGTGGAATGTTACATTTATCTGGAGCATTACCTAGAATATATCTCACAGATACAGATACTTCTACACTTTCTACATTTAGTGGTGAAAATGGTTGGCTTACTTTAAGTGCTGCTACGTCTCGTATAACGTTTACTATAGCCAGTTCTG